AAGGCTTCATGCGGATTTTATTCCGCGGGTCAATGAAGGACTCACCCCACTTGTCATAGAGCGCTTTCGCCATATCCAGCAAGCCGGACCGGTTAACAGCGTTCTTGATTGCGACGTAATGGGTCCACCCGCCATCGGATTCGCCTTGCGTCCCCGTCTTGACGGAAGAAACGGCAGCGACATAATACACGTCTGCGAGGCAGAGGTCCTTTTGCTTTTCGGTAGCTTCGGAGTAAAGCATGGAATCGTCCGTTATGTCCCGCCCGATAAGAACAGAGAAAAGGAAATCATCGGAGAGGTCCATGAACGGCTCGGACTTTGCCCGGAGCCACCTTACAAAAGTGAGATTTGCGCTAATGTCTGCCATTTCTTCCTTCAATTAGGGATTTACGCGAGTGCCGATTAGGCGTTAGGGTACAGATACCACATGTACTGCGGTACGCTCGGAATAACAAGCGAGGTCATTTCCGTATTGTAGCTCTGGCACTTCTTAACGAAGTCCACGCCAACGGTCAGAAGAAGCTTGCCACCGTAGAAGGAGCCGTAGTTACCACCCTCGATAGCGATAGGCTCGACGGTCTTTACAGTACCGATTTCACCGTCAGGGACGAACACAAACACGTTCTTTTCGAAGGCGTTAATGTTCTGGCGAGTGAAAGCCTTTTCGGTCTTGTCGATAGACTCGACGGGCACAAGGGAGTCGATAGCCTTCACGGGTGCGCCGATAAGGCTTTCCAGTGCGGACTTCTTGGCCTCGTAAGAGAGGATTCCGGCGTATGCAATCTGGGCGGTGGAATCGGAGGCGGGAAGGGTAGCGATACCAATCTGGGCCAGTACATTGCTATGAGCAAGCACTTCCTTCAGGTAGTCGATTTCCACCTCGAAATGACCGCGAACACCAGCGTAGCGGGCCTTTGCCACAATGTCGGTAAGGTCCTTGACGGGGTTAGCGTCTGCACCCTCATTAGCGGCGTTGTGCGTGGTGGAGGTCCACCAACGAGCGCTACCGGCGAGAGTGGTCTTGTTGCCGGCGGGTACGTGGTAGTCAAGAGTAAGGCTCTTGATACCCTTCGGGTTGTTAGCGCCGGTGATGACGAACTTACCCGTAGAAACGGCCTGATGACGCTGATAGGTCAGAGCGTTGGTGTGACCACCAATCAGCTTGTCAATGGTGATAAAGAGCTGCTGATAAGCGATTTCGGCAATCTGCTCTGCGGTTGCGGACTTACGGTCCTCAACGAGCTTCATCTTGCGGAGTTTGTCCTCGTTGAAGTATTCGACTTTCTTCATGCGAGGAATCTTGCCGGTGTAGGACTTGAAGCCCTGCGTTCCGTCGGGAAGAGCCGGGGAATCAACGTCATAGTACTGCGCCATGACGTTCAGGCCGAGCTCGCCGACAATCTGCTCGTAAGTGAAGTCGGTCTGCATAAAAGGCTCAAAAGTAAAGCCGTCCAGCTGGAGGGCATTGTACTTCAGGGCCATTGTGTTATCCAGAAAGCTCTGGATAGACTCGCCAGCGCCGAGGGCGCGGGAAAGCAGGTCATAGAATTGAATCTGGTAGGTATCCATAGTGTTTTTCTCCTATTCGTTAAAGGTTAAACAAGCACTTGGATTACGTTCGGAACTGCGGCCTTCATGGCTTTCTCAATTCCGGCGCAAGGGGTAAGCTCAACGAGCAGGCCCTCTCCGTGGAAATCAACGACGGCCCCAGAAGCGGCGGCGGTCTTGTCGGCGATAGTCGCGGCAGTGACTTCGATTCCACCGAGGTAAATGTCGTTGTAGAGATAGCCGTTGGGGGCGGGAACAGCCCCGCTGGTGGGGGCGAAGGCAACAATGCTGCCGACGGCCACACCGTCAATGGCGACGGTTACGTCCAGAAGTGCGGAGTTTTCGGCGTTGGCGGCAACGGCGGTGATTGCGACGGGGCTGCCGTTAGAGGCAAAGCTATCAGCGTTCACGAGGAACAGATACTCGCCGACAGCGGGGGTGAAACCATATTCCTTCGGGTCAATGGTAAT